GAAATGGATGCCGAAATGGACATGGAAGCACCTGCCCCAGAAATGGAAGCACCTGCTGACGATATGTCAATGGAAGGTATGTATATGAACGATGCAGATGAAGATCCAACTGACGCTAATTCAATGGCACCAACGGAAGAAGACTTAGAACTAGAAGCAATAATTCGTGAACTAGAAGAAGATCTAGATGAAGACGTAACTGAAGAAGTATTACCTGAAGCAGTCGAAGAAGAACCAGCAAAAGCTGATAAAGATTCTGATGACAAAATCGAAGAAGACTTTAACATTGACGAAATTATCGAAGAGATTCTTTCTGAAGATGATGAAATAGTAACAGAAGCTGAACATGAAGAAGATGAGAAAGAAGAACCAAAAGAAAAAATGGAAGAAATCTCAACTGAACTTGATGAAGCTTATAATACTATTCATTCTTTAAAAGACACAATTAATGAAGTTAATCTTTTAAATGCAAAACTTCTTTATACCAATAAATTATTCAGAAATTTTGAATTATCAGAAAATCAAAAAATGACAGTAATTGAAAATTTTGATAGAGCTGGTAATACAAGAGAAGTAAAATTAGTGTTTAGTACATTAGCTGAGAGTTTCCAACTTCCTATTAAAAAGAAAAAGATTGTGAAAGAAAGTTTCGCATCTAAAGCTTCAGGAACAACGGCTCCAACTGAGAAAACTAAACAAATTATTAATGAAGGCAACCAATTAGCTAATAGATGGAAAAAATTAGCCGGTTTGCTTTAAACAAGAAAGAAAAATAAAAATGGAAATTTCATCTTTATTAGAAGACAATAATCCTTCCCAAAGAAATGCTGCTAAAGGTTTAGTATCAAAATGGGAAAGAACAGGACTTCTTGAAGGATTAGATGGAGATACTCAAAGATCTGGTATGTCTCAATTGCTTGAAAATCAAGCTAGACAATTAGTGAAAGAAGCTTCATCTACTGGTACATCTGCTAACTCTGAAGAGTGGGCTGGTGTAGCATTACCATTGGTTAGAAGAATATTTGCTGAATTTGCAGCAAAAGAATTTGTTTCTGTACAACCAATGAACCTACCTTCAGGACTAGTATTTTATCTAGATTTTAAATACGGTACATCTCAACCAGGCTTTGAAACAACTGGTGGTACATCAAATGAGTTTAAATTTGGTTCTCCAAATGCTAATAACTCTATGTTTGGTGTAACATCTGATGCTGCAGACGCTTCTGGTGGTTTATATGGTGCTGGTAGATTTGGATATTCAATCAACGAAACATCATCAGCTGATGGAGCAGGTGGTCATGGATTAGAAGCAGTTATTGCTAACGCAACATCAGCTTCTTTAAATTTTGACGGTGATATTATCGGATTAGGTAAAAATACAGTTGAACATAAAACTATTAGTATCCCAACTGCATCTTTATCAGGATCAGATTTAACGGCTGTAAGATCATTTACAATTGAATCTGCATCATCTGCTACTGCAATTAGCATATTCCCAGCATTAACAAAAGTTACTGGTGGTAATGTAGTGTTTGTTGCTACAGGATCAGGCGCTGCAATTGCTAACGGATCTTTTAGAGCATTTAGTGTAAAATATAGCAAACAACCAACTGATATTACAAGAGGCGATTTTGAAGACTCTAATCCATTTGCTGGATCAAGTATTAATACTGGTATCGATAATGGTACTGATATTAATATTCCAGAAGTGAATCTAGAAATGCAATCAGATCCAATCGTAGCTAAGACTAGAAAGTTAAAGGCTGTTTGGACTCCTGAATTTGCTCAAGATTTGAATGCATATCACTCAATTGACGCTGAAGCTGAATTAACTTCAATGTTAAGTGAATATGTATCAATGGAAATTGATCTTGAAATATTAGATATGTTAATCAATGGCGCAGTAACAACTGAGTATTGGTCAGCTACATCTAATCAATTTATTAATGCCGCTGGAACAGCATTCGAAGGAAAAGATGTTGAGAATGGTGGATATTATAATACTCAAGGAGAGTGGTTCCAAACTTTAGGAACTAAACTTCAAAAAGTATCTAATAAGATTCATCAAAAAACCCTAAGGGGTGGCGCTAATTTCTTAGTAACATCACCTGCTGTTGCAACTATCCTAGAATCAATTCCTGGATTTGCTGCCGACACAGATGGTACTAAAATGGAATTTGCTGCTGGTGTTCAAAAAATTGGTTCAATCAATAATAGATACACAGTTTATAAGAATCCATACATGAAAGAGAACGTAATCCTTATGGGTTATAGAGGAGCTCAATTCCTTGAAACTGGTGCAGTTTATGCTCCATACGTACCTTTAATTATGACTCCACTAGTATACGATCCTGTTAATTTCACACCAAGAAAAGGTGTAATGACAAGATATGCTAAGAAAATGGTTAGACCAGAATTCTACGGTAAAGTATATGTTGCTGGATTAGATACAGTTTAATAGTTTTAATAACTAATTAAATTTTATTTAACTTAAACTTGGAAGGGATGATTTATTTCATCCCTTTCTTACTGTTTTGATATTTATAATAAAAGAAGTATTATGGCAGTACCTAGAACAAAATATTCAATGCAAATGCGTATACGTTATAAAGGCAATCTTGTTGATTGTTTAGATCGCATAAGAGCAATAAGAATGGTCTTAATGGTTCACATTGAACAAGACTTAGGCAAAGGAGCAGAATTAATAACAGTTAAAATAATGACTCCATATCCAGGAATTAAATCATTTCATGCAATACGAAAGATATCAGTAGGTAAAATAGAAACATTAGAACAAATGCAGTTATTAGAAACTACATTAACTAAACTTCAATAATAATTATAATAAAAGGAATACATGGCAGATTATAGTGAAAATAAGCCAATTTGGCCCGGAAGTTCATCTTTTACCGCAGGAAATACACCATTTGGGTTTTTTGATAATGATACTATGTTTCAAACTCAATCAGATGCATTTGCAAAATTTGCAGCACAAAATGTTGGATATCCAATTATGGATGTTGAATTAATAGATATAAATTTTTATACAGCATTCGAATCAGCGGTAATTGAATATTCAAATCAAGTAAATCAAGTAAATATTACAAATAATTTATTAAGCACATTAGGAATACAAACAGGATCTGACTTTTTAGTAAGTGAAAGTTTGTCAAATACATTAGTAGGATCATCTTTATCATATGTTACTAAATTATCTAAAACATATGGTGCTGAAGCTGATTCTGGAGGACATGACAAATGGTATACAGCTAAAGTAAAAACATCGCCAGGTGTTCAAAACTATAATATAAAAACAGCTATATCTGAATCAGGGTTACCATTAGATGCATCTTCTTCAATTGAAATTAAAAGAGTATTGCACAATGTACCACCTGCAATTATAAGATATTTTGATCCATTTGTAGGAACAGGTTTAGGATCTCAAAATTTATTAGATTCAATGGATTTTGGTGGATTTTCACCATCTGTTAATTTCATGATGATGCCATTACATCAAGACTTATTAAGAATTCAAACTATTGAATTTAATGATAGAATAAGAAAATCTCATTGGTCATTCGAAGTACATGGTGATGATATAAAAATATTTCCAGTTCCATCTGTATCTGGTTCGATGGCAGATCTACATTTTGATTCATTTCATGTAGAATATGTATATGAAGAGAAAAAAGCAAATCAATCTGTATTATTCGGTAATACCGCAGTAATGAATAATGTAATAAGTGATGCATCAAATATTCCATATACATATCAGCAATTTAGTCATATTAATGATATGGGTAGAGCATGGATTATTAAATATGGATTAGCAATCATTAAAGAAATGTTAGGATATGTTAGAGGAAAATATTCAACTGTACCAATACCAAATTCAGAAGTAACATTAAATGGATCTGAATTAGTAACTCAAGGACAAACAGAAAAAGAAGCATTAATTACGCAATTACGAGAATTTTTAGACAAATTAACTAAAGAGAGTATGATGACAAGACAACAAGCTGAAAATGATGCAATGAATGAAGTATTATCTAGAATACCAACAAAAATATACGTAGGGTAAATTATGGCATTATTTGGGACACAACGAGATGCAAAATTTCTTGCTTCTATAAATTCGGAATTAATTAATTCTATAATAGATACTGAAATAGAATTTTTTAAATTAGTAGTAGAAGAATCAAATTCAAATATATATGGAGAGTCTACATCTAAAACATATTTTGATTCTATATTAATTCCTGTTGTGATAACCAAAGAAGGTAAAACAGGTGCAATGGATGATTATGGTCATTCATATACAAGAACCGCACAATTTGGTATTTCAAGAGATATTATAGAAAAAGCTGGATTTTATCCGGAGGTTGGAGATATTGTAAAATGGGATGCTGAATTTTATGAATTAGACAATGTTGATGCAAATCAATATTTTGCTGGTAAAAATCCAGAAACATGGCCAAATGGTAGTGACTTTGGATATAGTGTGTCTGTTTTATGTGATGCACATGTAACTAGACAAACACCAACTAATATAAGAAAAATGAGATTTGGTTCTGATGACGCACCTTCATATAAAGGATTTGAATAATGTCTCGAGAAAATAGACAAAATATAGATCGTAAAACAAATAAACCATCTTTAAAAAGTACTGAATCTCCTAGAAATGATCAATTATTAAATAGAGCTAATGAAGTACGAAGAGATGATGATATTGTTAAAACCCCAAAGCGTACAGTATATGATATTGATTATGCTATAAAGTGGTTCATAGAAAATGAAATTCAACCACAAGTACAAGCAAATGGAGAATTAATTGATGTACCTGTAATATATTCAAATGGAGAAAAATGGGACAATGTAAGGAGATTAGGATATTTACGTGATGAAAAAGGAATGTTACAATCTCCTTTAATCATGATTAAACGAAATTCATTACAAGAACGTGATACATTAAAAAAATTAGATATAAATAGACCTGCATTAGGAAATCAAATTGTTTATAAAAATAGTTATAATAAAAGAAATCAATATAGAGATGAATTGTTTCCAGTCCCAACAAATGAACCAATGGATTCAAAAGAATTGTATGCAATTAATATACCAGAATATGTAGATGTAGAATATGATTTATTAATATGGACAGACTTTACTACTCAATTAAATACATTGGTAGAACAAATTATGCCATATGGAACATTTGCATGGGGCAATGAATTTAATAAATATAGAACATTTATTAGAAGTTTAAGTTTTGAAACTATTAATACAGTTGGAGAAGATAGATTAGTTAGATGTACGATGCCATTAACAGTTAATGGTACATTAATGGCAGAACAAGAATATAGAAAATCAACTATACAAAAAAGATATTCTATAAAGCAAGTTCAATGGCAAGGCGTAATTAGTGGCTCATCACAATTAGCAACCGATCAGTTACCGCCAACTATACAAGACTAGATATTTTATTTAATTATACTTTTGATTAATGAAAATAACATAATAATGTCCCTAGATACATATAAAGATGCAAATGGTAATATTGTATTCACAGAATCATATCATTTAAAAAGAGGTTATTGTTGTGATAACGGATGTAAGCATTGTCCGTATAAAAAAACATTTGAATAATGAAAATATTTATATATATTATATAATAAAGAATAATTAATAATAAAAAAATAGGTTATACTATGAAAACAAAAAAGTTAGAAAAAACAGATATTGATTTAATGACAGATATCAGAATGCAATATCAAGATAATAATTTAAAATTAGGAATGATTGCGTCTGATGAATATCTTATCAATCAACAATTAAAACAAGTAGAAAATGCAAAATCAGAATGCTTTGAAAAATTAAATACATTGCGTGTTGAGGAGCAAAAAATAATAAAAGATTTAGAAGATAAATATGGCG